CAAAGGTTACTCTAAAAAGAAAAAAAGGTAATGGCTAAATTAACACCCAGACAGGAAGCCACTCTAAAAAAACATCAGAAACATCACACTGCTAAACACATGGCTATGATGAAGAAGATGATGAGAAGCGGATCTACTTTTACAGCTGCACATAAGGCAGCTATGAAGAAAGTAGGGAAATGAGTCTTAAGAGATGGTTTAAGGAGAAGTGGGTAGACGTTAAGACTGGTAAGCCATGTGGAAGACAGAAAGGCGAAACCCGTAAAGGCTACCCTGCCTGTAGACCATCAAGGCGAGTCTCGTCTAAAACCCCTAAGACCTCCTCGGAGATGTCTAGTAAAGAACGTACTAGATTTCGTAAATCCAAGACAAGTTCAAAACGAATTAACTACAACCATAAACGAAGAAAGAGATGACACATCACAACCATGAAGGTGACAGATGGCATGTAGCAGAGGAGGTAAATGGCCGACTCGCAATGCTAGGTATAGTGGCGGCCATAGGTGCCTACGCTCTCACAGGGCAGATCATACCAGGAATTTGGTAACATTCCTTACAACAGTTACTAACTTTTTTATAATGTTTGGTGTGATGAGACATTGGAACCCACGTCCGTTCATCCCCAGTGGGGACGCATGCGATCAGATCATGGAACGGGGGTCTGATACTGAGGTTAGTTATGTCTCCAGTAGAATTGCAAGCTCGAGTTAAAGAGCAAAAAAATTTCAAAAGGCTAATGTTACTTAAGTATCGTGGCATAGAATACACATCAAAAAGGTAAATGGCATACAGGGAGGTTCGAGTCCTCCCCTACCTATTGGCTTCTGGCCCCTACGGGGATACCCATAAGCCGTCTAGACGGTGGGATAGACCACAAAAACATAGTGAGTCGCATAAGACTTGCAACTTTTCACGTGATAAGACGATAATTTATACCTAAAATTTTTTTAGAAAAATGGCACAACAGTCAACAAATGATCCAGCTTCACAATTAAATCTGGGTCGCATTAACGGTGCTGGTAACGCCACTAACAATAGGGATTTATACCTAAAATTGTTCAGTGGAGAAATGTTTACTGGCTTCCAAAGAGAGACAATCGCTAGAGATTTAGTTCAAAAAAGAACACTCACAAACGGTAAGAGTTTACAGTTCATCTATACTGGACGCACAACAGCCGAGTATCATACTCCAGGAAATTCCATCCTAGGTAATGACCAGAAGGCACCTCCAGTAGCTGAGAAAACAATTACAGTCGATGATCTCCTTATTTCCAGTGCGTTCGTATATGAGCTAGATGAAACACTCTCACATTACGAATTGAGGGGAGAGATTTCCAGAAAGATTGGATATGCTCTTGCTCAAAAGTATGATAGACTAATTTTTAGAGCTATCGCTAAAGGTGCTAGACAGGCTTCTCCAGTTAGTATGACTAACTTTGTAGAGCCAGGTGGTACTCAAATTCAAGTTGGTGGCGGATCTGACGCAGACGACGCTTACAACTCAACTCACCTAATCAATGCGTTCTACGACGCAGCTGCAGCTCTTGACGAAAAAGGAGTCAGTGAGGACGGTAGAGTGGCTGTATTGACACCTCGCCAATACTACGCTTTGATACAGAACATTGAATCAAATGGTCTAATCAACCGTAACGAAAGAGGCGACGCATTGCAGTCTGGTAACGGCATCATTGAGATAGCTGGTATCCAGATCTTTAAGTCTATGAATATCCCATTCTTTAGTAAGTATGGTACTAAGTATGCTCCTGCTTCAGGTGCCTCTGCTGCTACTGACCTTGCTACAGCAGATCCAGGAAATACTGGTTCATGGGTTTCAGAGGGCATTGAAACAGCAAACACCGCAACAGGTAACAACTACGGTGCACGTCAGAACTACGGTGCTGCAAGTAACTTTGCAAACTCATGTGGATTAATCTTCCAACGTGAGGCCGCTGGTGTAGTCGAGACAATCGGCCCACAGGTTCAAGTAACAAGTGGAGATGTGTCTGTTGTCTACCAAGGTGACGTGATATTGGGACGTATGGCTATGGGAGCAGATTTCTTAAATCCTGCTGCCTCAGTAGAATTGTTCGCAGGAACAAGTACAAAGCCTGCAGCTTTCAACTAATACATTTTTATACGGGGGCACACGCCCCCCTTTTCTTATGGCAGCAATAACATATGGTGTGTCCACCGAACTGGATGCAGTAAACGCAATTCTTATGAGTGTTGGAGAGTCACCCGTCAACACCCTCACAGTGCAGAGCCCAGATGTGGCTATTGCTCAGGCAACTCTTCGACAAGTCTGCCGTGAGATACAAACACAGGGCTGGGTGTATAATACAGAAAATGATTACCCTATTGATTTAGATGCTAACAACCACTGTGTTATCCCAAACAACATCCTTCAACTAGACCTAAACCATTTTAGGCATGGTAATGATTTCGATGTTGTTAGAAGAAGTGACAACGGTATAATGAAAGTCTATGATAAGATAGGACATTCATTTGAATTTAAAAATGTCACAGGTGGTAAATTATATTTTGATGTAATCTGGATGCTAGATTTTGAAGATCTACCACAGGCATTTAAGGACTACATTACTACCAGAGCGTCGAGGATCGCCTCTAACCGCATGGTAAACAACCCACAGGCTGCTAAGTTACTTGAGTCAGACGAGGCTCTTGCAAGGGCAGCAGCGTTGGAGTATGACACTTCACAAGCTGATTACAATATCTTCACAGATACTAAGTATCAGCATAACCCCAACAGCACCTATCGTCCATCGCAAGTTATTAGAAGAATGTAATGGCAAGTATTAACCAACGTATTCCTAACTTTCTCGGAGGAGTTTCACAACAGCCAGATAAAATAAAATTTCCTGGGCAGTTACGAGTATGTGACAATGCTGTGCCTGACATAACTTTTGGCCTAAAGAAACGTCCTCCTGCAGAGTTTATAGGTAAACTAACAAACGCCAATACCACAGGTCATTGGTATGACATATTGAGAGACGGTGACGAGAAATATATTGTACAGATCACACCGTCCCTGACAGGATCTATGCCTATAAGAGTATGGGACATAGCAGATGGGACTGAAAAATCTCTGACAAATTCTTCTGGAGATTCTATATTTAGTTATTTATCAGGAGCAACATCTCCGTATTCTGTACAGACAATCCAAGATTACACCTTGATAGCTAACCCTAACAAGACTATAGGAACTACAGGAACAACTGATGCACCAATATTAAATGGAGACTATTCGTTTGCAAGGCTAGACACTATTGCATACAATACAGAATATGTATTATATACAGGGTCAGCTCCAACACCAAATACATACTATCGTGTAACTTCAATTAAAGTTGATGTAATACAAGGTGGTAGTCTTAACGGTGCTACATTTGATGACAGTAACGAAGACGGAAGATTTGCTGGAAGCATTGTTTGGTCATTTACAGGTGGTCAAAATGTAACTACAACTGGAGCTCAGGTTGGTGGTACTAATATCACTGAGGGTATTGAAGGTAGCTTACAGGTAAACGCTCAAAGTTTTATACAAGACAATATAGCTACATATCAAGCTAGTGGATCTTCTGGGACACCCACAACCTCTGGTAATGGAGCTGATTTTATTGGGTACACACAAGACTATGATACTAGATATACTGCAACAGTTACCTTAAAAAATGGTGGTATAATTAAGACAAGTAATACAAATACAGCTCAAGGTTTATTTATTGATGTAGCTTTAGAAGGGCAAACATACCGTATATCCGTTGAAGCTGTTGAGGAAGTTACCACATATGATGGGGTATCTAATATAGCATACCATAAAACTCCACGTAATCCATCTGAGGGTTATCTCAGTATGGCTACTATTCTTAAAGGTCTAGCATCTTCTGTAAATAGCTCACTTCCTAACGTCTCTGCTGAGGTTATTGGTAGTGGTTTATTTTTAAATGGTACAGGTGCTGACGGTGTAAACTTTCTTGGAGGTGCCGTAAACGAAAACATGAGTGTCATAGGTCAGAAAGCACAGGATATTAGTAGGCTACCAGCTATGTGTAAACAGGGTTATGTAGCTCAAATTTCAAATACTGCTGACTTAGAGACTGATGATTATTATGTAAAATTTCTTGCAGATAATGGTAGTTCTGGTGTAGGTAGCTGGGAAGAAACTGTAAGACCAACAAGTTTTTCATTACCTAAAAGAACTGGAACGTACACTACTGCTAGTGGTTCAACAGACATAGTATGTACTATAGCTCATCATACAAATGTAGTTGGTGATGATGTGCATTTAAATTTTACAGGTGGATCAGCGGTAGATGGTGTTTACACAGTTACTGCAGTTGCAGGATTTGCAGTTTGGATGTCCTACAACGGAAATTTCTTTATCTATGACGGTAGCGTAAAGCCACTACCTTGTGATGTTGCAAAGTATATTTCTGATGATATAAATGTGGTACAGGATGATCTTTTTTATGCAGTAGCAAATTCGCTGAACAGTGAAATCTGGTGGTTCTATGTTTCTGCTGCAGGTTCAGATATAGACAGATATGTAATTTGGAACTATGCCGAGAACTGGTGGAGCATTGGTCAACTCGAGAGAACAGCATTTAGTGACGTTGGTATTTTTGAAAAACCACTAGGTATTGCATTGAACGGTCATATCTTTGAGCACGAAAG